TGGTGCTACTGGTGCTACTGGATCCCAAGGTGCTAGTGGATCTCAAGGTGCTACTGGATCTCAAGGTGCTAGTGGTGCTACTGGTGCTACTGGATCCCAAGGTGCTAGTGGTGCTAGTGGTAGAAATGGTGCTACTGGTGCTACTGGTGCTAGTGGTAGAAATGGTGCTACTGGTAGAAATGGTGCTACTGGCGCTACTGGTGCTACTGGTAGAAATGGTGCTACTGGCGCTACTGGTGCTACTGGTAGAAATGGTCTTACTGGTGCTACTGGTGCTAGTGGTAGAGTTGTATTACTCGTTAAACCGCTTGATCAAAATGCTAACGTCGGAGATTTTAGGATTAACCCATTAAATAATCAAATGTATATATGTGTAACTCCGGGCATTGCTCCTAATCTTAGCGAGAAATGGAGACACATTGCCCAAGCTCCTGCATCTTACCCAATTTAATAACTAGGAGTATGTTTTTTAAAAATACATCCTTCATGAGTTAAATGTTTCATTTCTTTTGTCACTACGCGCGGATTTTGATTATCACAATTTTCCATCCAAATTTTAATAATACAAAAATTCTTTTTAGGAGATATTGTTAAACCAGAAATAGCGTCAACAAATTTTTTGTCACTACTAATAGTATTTCCGACCAAAACATACGATAAATCCTTCCATACGTCAACTACGCACTTGTTATTTACTTTATATGAAAAACAACCACCATTTCTATTTTTTACATCTTCCCAAATAGGAAGAATACCATCTTTCATTAAAAAAAGCATGCAATTTTTAATGATTCCTTCGGGAATTGTTTCTGTTATGGCAATTGTACCGTTTACATTTTCAAACTCGCATATTTTATGATAACTATCGACCGACCAATCACTATCTTGTGGATAATGTGCCCATAAACACCATTTATTTTTCAACGGATTTTCCATTTTATTATAAAATAATTAACCTTTATAATAAAATTTAATATGTTTTATTAATTAATTCAGTATCTTCAACAACGTTGTATAATTTATCATATTTGTTAAAATATGATTCGGTATACTTACCAACCATTCCACTTTGACCTCCTCCTCTTGTGCATTTTATTTTTAAATAATATTCTTTTGACATCATCATATAATGGTTCAAGTGCAAATTCAATTCATTTAAAAAGTCGCCTTCAACATCCGACCATTTTTTACCGTTATCAGTATAAGAAATATTATTCTTAGTATTTGATGTGTGTATGTCAATATTTATTAAATTTTTTGCTCGAAGAATTGATTTTCCGTAGCCAAATTCCAATCTTAATTCATTTGTTTTCTTAGTATGAGAATTAATAACATTATCTGGGTGGGTTATATGGCCATTAGACCCGAATACTTTCCAAGGTATCCATATTTTATCAATCGTCGCGGGCAATGTTATTAAAACATCATATATCCTTGTATAACCATTTCTAGCGTATATGTATTCGTCAATGTCACAAACAATCAACCATTCTGCTTCTTTTTTAATTTTATCTAAAAATATTTTATTATATAGAACACTTTGTGTGCGTGATGGCAACCGCGTTGGATCTTTAATTAAAGTAATATTTTCATACATCTTTATTTTTTCCCAGTAATCATCAGTAGATCCATTGTCAATTAAATAAAAATGTTCAACACCTTCTCTTAAATAATGTTCTATCCAATCTTTTATTATCATTGATTCATTTTTAAACATGGCTAAAACTACTAATTTATGCATAATTAAACTAAATATTAAAAATAGTAAATTTATTTTTTGTTATTAATAGTTTATCGCTAGAAGATAAATTTAATAATTTCACATCTGAAGTGAGAATTTGAACAGAATAATCAAACTCCGAAAACGATTCTTTTGCAAATCCCATGTTTTTTAATAAATAATAAATGAATTTTTTATTAATACAATTTCCAACAATCATAAAGGTGTACTCGCGCGTATCTAATTGAATGTCAATATCAAATTCTTTATACTTTACAATAAAAGACAAAAAAGAGGCTTTTGAAACCTCAAAATTGTCTTTAATATCTTTAATATTTTCATAAAGAATTTTATAATTTTTTCTTTTTTTCACATATTCATTTCTCAAAATAAAATCATATTTTTTTGGTGGCAATGTCAAGACATCTGTTGTTTGATCTCCATCCACTACAAATAAATATTGTGTGGATGAAACATAAAAGCTATCTATATAATCACAAAGTTGCTTATAAAACACATTTTCATTCAATTTTGCATTCACCCATATTTCCAAGCAAGAATAATAATAAATCATCGAATACAACGTTTTAAACACAAATTCCATTAATTTCTTATACAACAAGTATTTAAATTACTTTTATTTAATCAAAACCAGCCAATCGTCGTCCAACACTATCTAATACTACATCTGGCAAGCGCTCACAGATCGGCATAGGTGCACCATACGTTCTAACCGTTTTCGGAAATAATTTTATTTTACACGGATAGTGCGAGGTCGTTCTCCTATCTTCAAACGCCTCACGCTTTTTCTTCAAATTTGCCGCAGTAGCAAGTCTTCGCTCCATATAACATATATAAATAACCGCTCGAAATTTTGGATTTGCACGTCCCTTTAGCGGCTCGACACCACAGTGTATCGTTCGACTATCCCATAGCACTAGACTTCCCTTCGGCGATACAACATTTACTATCTTACACCGCGACGCGTAAAACTCTTGCTGTTCTTCTGTCAACATATGCCAATTATCCTTGGCAGTAATACCAAATTTTTCTGCAAATTCCGCGTGGAATAGGTGACTGCCTTCAAACACCGACAAGGTCGCATCACCTTCTTCAATATCGAGACCAGTAACATAGCTTTGAACACACTGAAATTCTGGTCTCGTATAACTCTGATCTGTATGGTACCATGGTTTTCTGCGCCATCCTCTATTCGTTACTTCTGGTGGGAAACTAAAACTAAGCCCGTCAAACGAAGTCAGAAGCTCATTCTTGTCACATCTCCAAAAATCTTCGAAAATTTCCAACACCTTTGGATTTTGTCTTACATTCCATGAAGCTTGTGTGTGTCCTACTTCAAACTGTTGTAGTAGCATCCCATGCTTCGGGTATAGCTTGTAAAATTCGCGCCACGTCTCCTTGTTTTCTCTGTCAATCGGCAAGTCCCAATTCTGCGTAATATGCTCCAAGAAATCCCATATGCCGCTAACCATCGCCTCGCATTCTTCTTCATCCAATATACTCGGAATCACTGCAACCCCGTCTCTCTCGATCGTCTCTCTAAGCGTTTCTTTTGTGCAGAACATTTTTTCTTTTGTACAAATTAGTTGTTTCAAAATAAATTTCAATTTTTTTGAGGTCGGACTGATTTTAATTTACATCTTCCAAATGAGATACAATTTGATTTTCAGATTGAGGATCCGACCGAGGCTCCAATTGATCATTCAACGCATCAAAATGAGTATCTGGCGAATACCACCCATTCTTGCCATTGGAAACATCCATAATTGTTTTAAATACATATTCATATTTTTTAGCAACGTTATACATGTCATACAGTTTTACTGCTCGTTCGCTTATGTATTTTCTATCGAATTTTCCGTCCAATGCCATCTGAACGGCAAAACAATAATCGGCTAAAGTGTGACAAAAGGCTCCCGTTTTAAATTGTTCGACAGTTTCAACAAATGCTCCGTAATCATTTGTAATTACTGGTGTTCCGCACAATTGTGCTTCAACATTTACGCCACAAAAAGGTTCTGCATACATAGATGGTGCAATTAATGCTGTTAAACTACTTAAAAACTCTCCTCGTTGATCACCGTGTATAGGTGGTTTATAAACAATATTTGATGATTTAGATAAATAACTTTCTGGGTCTCCTTGACCACACATGACGAATTTAATATGTGGAAATTTTTTTGCTATTTCCACAACAATATTACACCCTTTTATATAACAAATTCTTCCAAAAAATCCGATTGTTTTTTTGTCCGGATTCAAATTTAACGGCCATTCGAGTGTATTATAATAATTGGGAACTACAAACCAGTAATGCTGACACTGTTTTTTTTCTAGAGCAATCGCAGTATGTAATTTACAATGACTTTCAAAAATTCTGAAATTTTTGTAGGAATCTGGATAACCAATTCCAGATTCTACTACCACAACATTTAAATTTTTAATACCATCTTCGTGTGCTCTTCCGAAAGGAAAACAAACGATATCAGTTGCACAAGATCTATAATTTTCTTGTAAAGATTGATTGAACCTTTTGTTAAATTCATAATACAATGGTGTTGAATAATTTGCTAAATCTCCTACAAAATTTTTCTCATCTGATAATTTTTCCTTTATGACTTCTTCGGTTAACTCTGGATGCAACGTTTTATAAGATTTGATCCTAAGTTCTTCCCATTCTTGTTTACTCAATAAATCAATGTTTTTGGTTGCATTTGGCATGGATGTTTCTATTCCATAATGATATACTTCAAACCCTCTACTTCTCATCATTGGTGCAAAACGAAGAACTTTTCCAGTAAATGCGCAATGACTATATTCATCTCTTGTAATAGTATGTGGAATGGCTGGTATATGTAATCGAATCATATAATTCGTAAATATTATTTTTTAAGTATAAACGAAAAAATAATAATATTTATAACCATTAATGGATATTATTATTTCACAAACAAATTACACACCAGAAGAAGCTTCCAAATTATTAGAAAAACATAATGGTGATCATATCTCAGTGATAAAAGATTATTTAGGGATAAAGCCAAAAAAGGCTCTTATAAAATCAGTAAACCAAGAAATTTATAAAATGTTAAGACAACAAATAGACATTTCAGACTACAACAAAAATGCCAATTTAAATGTTAATTTAGATCCTATTTAGATTTTCCCAAAACAACCCCATATCGTTGTTTTATATTAGACGGTATTATTTTAGTGTTTAAAATAAATTCATCGTTGTCTTCGTGCAACTCTGGCAGAGATCGCGAAAGTGGTTTATCGGTGACAACAATTAATTTATCCAATTTAAACAAACTTCTGTATTCTTCAATGGTCAAACTACCAAAGAATTTATCCAGTAAATAATAAGGCGACGGAGCTGGTTTAATATTTTTAGTATAATTATATATTTTTCCATATACATTATTCATTAAATAATATCTTTCAAATTTTGTACTTGTATCAAGTTTTTCATCCATTAAAAATGCAACACCGCATTCTGGTGAACAAAAACATCCATATGATTCATATGCTCCTTTATAAAAAAATTTAGGGATATAGATGATCGGATTTGAAAAACAGCATGTACACCAAAAACACGCCGATTTCTTTTCATATACTACATTGTTATGCATAGTATGTTTTATTTGTTTTATTTTTTTCCAAATAATTTTATTGGTAATTTCTTCTTCTGATTCTTTGGTTTCTGCTTCTGTCGTCGGTTCTGCAATTTCCTCATAACTTAAATCTTTTGTAAAATGAAAGGATTCGATCGAATTTTTTGAATTTTCCAAATCATTCAAAGAACATTTTAGATGAACGATAATATTGGGAAATTTATTTTCTGCATTATCAGAATTATGTATATGAGTAATTATTTTACCTCCTTTGGGCTTTCTTCCGCGTTTTTTAGGATCCCTTTTCAATTCTTGTGATTGTCTTTTTTCCATAAAAAACTATATTAAAAGAGTTTATATTATTTCTAAATATTCATTTAAATGTTTGGGACCCATTAACTTAATGGCGCAATGTATAGATTCATTGCCATGGATCGAAAAATATCGCCCAACTACAATCGATGATGTAATTTTGTCAGAAACAAATTATTTATTGTTTCATAATATTATAAAATTCAATTATGTACCAAACATTCTTGTATATGGTCCACCGGGAACTGGAAAAACGACGACTATTATGAATTTAATTATTGAATATCAAAAAAAAAATGATTGTCAATCGAAAGAATTGGTCATTCATTTGAATGCATCTGATGATAGAGGAATAGATGTTATACGCAATCAAATCCAACAATTTGTAAAATCCCAACCACTCTTTTTAAAAGGTCCGAAATTTATTATTTTGGACGAAGTTGATTATATGACAAAAAATGCGCAACAAGCATTGCGTCATCTTATTCAAGAATATAATACAAATGTTCGTTTTTTTTTAATATGCAATTATATAAGTAAAATAGATTCAAATCTACAAACCGAGTTTTTAAAAATAAAAATGAATAGCTTGCCCGAAGAAAAAATTATCGATTTTTTACAAAACATTGTTGTATGTGAAAATTTATCATTATCTAGAGAAAAGTTACAACAAATACAAAAAAACTATCATTCGGATGTTAGAAGTATGATTAATTTTATACAGACAAAGCAAAATGATTTAGATATACAAATTATTACGAATGAAGTATGGAAGGATTTTTTTAATGTACTCGATCAACCAGAAAAACTTTCTGAAAAAATAATTAACATTTCGAATACGTATAATATAGACAAAAAAAGTATCATAAAAACGTTTTTAAATTATATGATCACAGAAGAACCACAATGTATAACTACCGATTTTTTAACTTTTGTGGAAATGATTATACATTCAAATGTTAAAACGATATACACTATTAATTATTTTATTGAAAATATAAATCAATATAAAATCAATATAAAATCAATATAAAATAAATTGATTATAATATAAAGAAACTACCAAATAGTAACGAAATGGACGATTGCATTGATGAAGAATGGGAAAAATTTATAGGTGGACAATCTGGAAACATAGACCAACGGTTTATCACTAGTTGTGATACTATGCCACAACCAACAGATATTTATATTTCTACAAAATCAAAGTTGGGGTATTTGAACACAGAATTCGACATTAAAAAAACATTTTGGGATATACCTATTTTGCCTTATTGGAAATCGGAGGAAGGTATTGTAAAAAAACAGATAAAGTTTGTTTCGTGTAATTTAGAAGAATTAACCGAAATACAGAAGAAATTAGCTACTTATGAATGTAGTGAGCAACAAATTATTACGCATATTAACAATCCAACTGGTAGAATTCAATTCAAAGACATTCGAAAACTAAGTATTGGGATATCAAAAAAAGACATTTTAAGTTGTCATTCCAAAAAAAAAGGGGCATTTTACAATTGTTTTGTTTTGAATATGAGGATAAAATGGGGCCAGCTTTTTCGCGAAGTTCATGTCAAGATATTTAATACTGGTAAAATAGAAATACCGGGAATACAAAGCGATGAAATGTATGATTATGTTCTATCAAAATTGTTGTTGTTATTTAGAGAGCATTGTGAATTACCTAACATAGCATATGGCACAACGAGCGAAACCATATTAATTAATTCTAATTTTTCCATCGGATTTTATGTTGATCGCGAAAGATTGTATACTATTTTAAGAGAAAAATATAATATAGAATGTGTATATGATCCATGTTCATATCCGGGCATCCAATGTAAATATTATTTTTCAAAAAATCATGCCGATTGTGAAGATTTAGAGATTATCAGTCAAATGACTGGAATGCATATAGGAGAAAACCTAATCAGCGTTTCTTTTATGATTTTTCGTACTGGAAGTGTTCTTATTGTTGGAAAATGTAGTGAAAAAATATTAAATCATATCTATTTATTTTTGTTGGAAATATTTAAAAAAGAGTATGCAAATATCGCTCACTCAAATATTGATATTGTGAAAGAAAAGGCAAAAAAAATACGAAAGAAAATTATTTATGTAAATTAATACGTTAAAATATTAGAAAGATTTACTTGTAAAGTATTATGACAGATTTAAAAAGATTGCCTTCTATAGTAACATTGCAACATATTGCAAAATTATCTATTTCTGATGATAAACCCGTTTTGTTTGATTATTGGACCGCGTCTTTAGAAAAAAAGGCGTTGGTTGGTGTTCGAGGAACCGGAGAAAAATTGTTGGTAAAAAGTGCAGACGAATATACGAGCCCAATTGCCAAGTTTTATAAAAGTGAAAATGAATACATTATTGTTACTGAGAATTCGATCTATCTAGTATGTGCTAGTATACCTACAAAGAAGATTGGTTAATGGGTTGATTTAATTTGAATTCTTCAAAAATTTTTAGATTATTTTCCATAAATTCTTCAACTCCTTTTTTTAGTTCAATGATGGTATTTTCATCTTCCTTGGTTATTTTTGTGAGTTTTTTATCGGGAAATATATATTTTTTAGTGATATCAATTATTTCATCATATGATAAATCAAAACACAAAAAAACAAACCCCACAAATGTATCTCGTTCTTCAACGGTAATATTACCCCTATTATACAATTTCATGATATTTTTTATTTTTTCTATTTCTTCACCTTTATATCTTCTTGAAAAGGGTTCTTTTTTGTATTCAGAATAAACAAACCTCTCTAAATCGTCTTCTTTGAAGTATTTTGTAATATTAACATTATTGCCGATGACGTGTAAAAACTTCTTTGGTGATATATCTTTTTTATTTGTTTTAATTATATCTATTATACAACTTAATGGGAATAATATAGTGGTATTATATATATCATCATTTTCATCATTCGATTCATTCTTTTCTGAGATTCTAGAAATAATCTCTGTGGCTACAGCAACTGTGTCATTATCTTTGGCACTCTCAATAATCTCTGAATTACTGAGAGCATAACCAAATAAATCATTTATTTCTGATTCAGTTAAACCAAACAATAGTCCTATATATAGTATTATTCGCCAAATAAATTGACGAACGCTACCTCCACGTTGTTTCATTGTTCTTTTTCTTCCCTTTAAACCCCTTTTTGTTTTCATATATTTAGATTATATATTCGCGAACCAACAAATGGTTAATTTTATGTGTTAATATAAAATTAACGAATATAAATTTCTCAACCTTGTAAAGAGATAGAATTGGTAAAACTATTAACATTTTCCATCTCTTCTTGGTGTTTCACCTCTTCTAATAAGTTTGTTAATTCGTTTTCAAAATATTTCGATACTTCCCATCCATCATTCTTTTGCAACGATTCCAAATAATCAAACCTTTTTTTAAACTGTGGTAAATTTAATTGTTTCTTTTTGTTAAACATTTCTATTAACTTTTTCATTTGAAAAATTCTTAATTCGTTTTCATGAAAAGAATAATTTTTATCTGTCTCGTTTTTTTTATCTTTTTCAGCCAAAATAGAATTAGCTTCGCGAAGGATTTGTTGATTTTTAGCATTTTTGTTTAAACATTCAAAAATATCTGCATTACTAAAACAATTCCTAATTATTTCTTCTAACTCATTTTTAAACTCCCTAAGTTTTGGTTCATTATCTTTAATTTTATTAAATTGGTCTTGCATATATTTTTTTTTCCTAAACGTTTTATTAAAATCATCCATCATTGAATAAATAATCATCAACAACTCTTCCAGATTTTTTTTTCTGTATTAAGCAAAAATCCGCCACCACGTCTCGTTTTTTTGAATCTTTTCTTATCTTTACGCGTCCTCATTATATAGTGTACGAAATTATTGGATTTGTTCATTTATGTCTTATCGTTTTTAAATCTCAAATCGTTTTTCCAAAAACTTTCAGTAACATTTTTCATGTTTAAATCTTTAAAAAGAATCAATAATGCTAATTTTTTATCAAACTCATTGATGGTAAGGGTACCACTCTTAAACAAATTTATTAACATTTTCATTTCGTTTACATCGTAAGATAAATTGAAATCATAGGGTTTCATAAAATTTTTATTGTTTGAGTTATAAATTAATGCCTTATATGCTAAGGGTAGTTTTGTGAATGGTAACAATTTCGCCGTTTTAGTCTGCTTATTGTTTAATATATCATCTATATCACTTTTATTTTGAATATAAAATGCTATCTCATCAACACTGTTAACGACACTATTTACATCACCGATTTTTGCGCTACTAACAACAACTTTATTACTCAAAGCCGTTTCGGCTAACGAATCGGTTTGTTTTTGATTAAAACTCATCATCCTTGATATAACGCTTGCTACCCAAGTAATAAATTCAGTGATGGCATTCAAAAATCCACCCTTTTGTTTTTTTGTTTTTGTTTTCCTTTTTAAAATCCTTTTTGTTTTCATATATTAAGTAAACATTTTGGGAATAATATCAATATTTATCACATTCTCACCACTATCAACACAAAATTGTTTAAATTCGTCGCGCAACAATTGATTATGTGGTGTATGATTATGCACTGTACGCGCAATCATCTTGTATAATTTAAAGTTTGGATAACGTTCACATCCATTCGATTTATATAATACACTTATTCCGTTATCATCCGTACACCAATCGTGAACAATTTTTGCAATCTTATTTTGAGAAGTCACCTTTTCTATCTTGTTTACACTTAAGAAATTATCCCACATAGAACATGCAAGACGGCAAAGATCAAAGCTAAAATTAGGTTCAATGCGCTTCTTTTTATTGTTAAAATAAGGCTCGGTGTTGTATTGTGTATGTGCATCTCCTTTTGGCTGAAAGCTATTACTACAAATTATGTTACTCTTTATTTTATAAATACTTCTTCCAAAATCAATAATCTTAAAGATTTTACCAAAGGTAGGAACCTTATAATGTTGACCTTTATAACAATAACATAAAAATTCTTTGGTAGTGGGAATATACATGATGTTGTTTGTATGTAGATCATTGTGTGTAAAAGAAAATGTATCTTGAAAAATAATCAATGTCATGATAATTTGAAACAAACAAGAAAGCCATTCTGTTTCATCTGTCAATTTTTTGGTCATTATTAAATCGTCTAAAGTGTTTGTACAATATTCCAAAGAAGTAATTTGGACCAAACATTTATCAAACACAACATTTAATTGGTTTGAATCATAACTAGAATCTTCGGTTGAATAAGAAGTTTCGTCGGAATTTTCATCAGAATTTTCATCACTATCTGACTCAGAATCACTGTCTGAATCTACAGACGGTTCTACACACGCATCTACAGTCGGTTCTACAGACGGTTCTACACACGCATCTAGAGAAGAAATTGGTAATTCTACAAAATCGTTCAAGTCTTCGTTTAATCCATTTGGTTCAAGACAATCAAATTCTATTTCGACATTATCATCCAATATTGTTAATGGTTTCTTGAACTCTAAATTGTCTATCTTAAACAATTTGTTTCGGTTTTTCATAAAATAATCTGAATCGACAAAATATTCAATGTCTTCTGAAATATCAACCGAAAAATTTCGAACAATTGCTAAAAAGGATCCATAATAATCTAGCGCGTTTACTACCCCATATTGATTTAGTAATTGACTACTTAAAAAGGAGAAGAGAGTGTCGACATATGAAATATTATTATTATCATAAAGAGAAGGATGTCCATTTTGGGCAATATCTGGTAATTTATAAAAGATTTCGTCTTTTAAATCATATTTTCCTATTAAAAACTTTCCGATATCAAAGACGGATGAAATTTTTAAAAAAGATTTTTTGTTGTCCTTGTTTTCCTTATTTGTTATCTCTACATTAAATATTTTTTCCGAAAACATGCGATCATTGCTAGTAGTTAAATCTGTATTATCTTTGATGCTTGTCAAATAATTTGTATGGTTCAAATTAATATTCGTATTTTCTTTAAAGTCAAAAAAAGTATTATATATAGGAATATAATTTTGTATTTTTTCTACATCAATGTTTTTTAAAAATTTAAAATCATTGAATAATTCCTTATTTTTTCTTTTTTCGTAATCCAGAACTTTCATTATTGAAACAAAATATTTTTAATTATTCGTTTTAAACTAATACGTTTTAATTAAAGCAATCTAAATATATGTAAAATATATGACTTTGGAATTAAAGAAATTTGATATGAAACATATTAGTTTCAAACCGAATGAGAGTAAAGGTCCAGTGGTTGTATTAATTGGTCGCCGTGATACTGGAAAATCCTTTTTAGTAAAAGATTTGTTGTTTTATCATCAAGACATTCCCATTGGTTCGGTGGTTGCTGGAACCGAAGAAGGAAACGGTTTTTATGGAAAAATGGTACCCAAATTATTCATCCATAATGAATACAATAAAGCCATTATAGAAAATATTTTAAAGAGACAGAAATGTGTCTTGAAACAAATCAAAAAAGAAATAGAAGCTTACAAAAAGTCAAACATTGATCCACGGACCTTTGTCATTCTAGACGATTGTCTCTATGATGCAACATGGACCAAAGATACAATGATGCGCCTTCTCTTTATGAATGGAAGACATTATAAAATCATGTTGATTATTACGATGCAATATCCATTGGGCGTCCCACCCACATTGCGTACAAATATCGACTATGTCTTTATTTTAAGAGAGCCATATATAGCAAATCGCAAAAGAATCTATGAGAATTATGCTGGAATGTTTCCAACGTTTGAAAGTTTTTGTCAGATCATGGATCAGTGTACTGAAAACTACGAGTGTCTTGTCATTAATAATAATGTAAAATCGAATAAATTGACGGATCAAGTATTTTGGTACAAGGCAGAAAATCACAATGATTTCAAGCTAGGTTCGAAAGAATTCTGGGATATTTCAAAGAATATTAAATCGGATGATGAGGAAAAGTATGATCCTAGTGCCGTAAAAAAGCGAGGTCAAGGACAACGAATAAATGTCCGAAAAGCATCTAAATGGTAATTTATTTTCTTTTTTATAATTATGAGAGGAGGTTATGCAAAAGGAAAAAGAGCCAATGGGCATACTTGTGCGCGTAAAAGACCAAATGGCACATGTTATCCAAAAACACACAAGGTAAAGGGAAGACATTTCAATACTCTTGCAAGACATCGCGCGTTAAGTGTTAGACGTCATGCAAAGAGCCATTCAAAGAGCGCCTCGTTAAGTAAATCTCTAAGTAAATTATTTAGTATTTAAGGAAATACGTTAAAATATGTCTTTTATAAGAAAAACATATTTTAATGCAAATTAATTTAGTGTACTCTATCTCTATTGCTCTCATTTTTATGTTGTTGAAATTTTTAATAAATTATCCCAAAAAGGAAGAAATGAAAAATGTTGTAAAGGACGGAGTCATTGTTTTTGGTTCTTCGCTTCTAGGATTATTTTTGACTAGCAAATTTGGAACTACAGAAGTAAAGAGTTTCGTAAAATCTGCGCAAGTTTTTACAGATAATGCTGGTTTTTAATTTTTTTCTTTATAAAGAATGAGGAGTCGTAAAAATAAAAGAGTTAAAAATCGTCGTACGTTGGTTCGCGGTGGTTCAGTGAGTGAACATCTATCGAAAAAGATCAAAGAAGTTTATGATGCTATCATCATTTTTTTTGAATCACTTGGACAACAAGTATCTAAAGTACAAAAGATGGAATTATTTTCATCTATTAAAAGGTGGTTTAGAAAAAACCCCAATTCAACAGATGCAGAGGCAATTGATGTTTTGCTTAACCAAAATACGTCACATGATTTTGATAGAAACCAACTTTTTAATACATTAAAACGTCAACGTTTTTTTGGCAATCCCGATTGGTAATAAATATCTCGTGAGTTAGACTTTTAGAAAAAGTTATTGGTAATGGTCGTGATCTTAATGTGACAACAATTTAGATAAATTATTTTTTATAGTTATTAATAAAATGAATCGTAAGAGAAAAACAATAAAATTACCTAAAAAGGGTGGTAATAAAATAATACGCGATGTTAAATACCGTGTGCGAAAAGGAAAAATCAACCATCTGCTCTTAATTATATATGAATTAATTGAATTATTGGGATTTGATATGAACAAAGATTTAACTACTAAAATAAAACGAGCTATTGAAGAAGAAAATTCTCGCAATAGTGAGTTATCAGAAGACGATGTTATTATTAATATTTTAAATAGAGTTTATAGAATAGAATTTGAAGAGAAATACTATAATGTCGAATAATTGAAGACAATTAGAAACTTTCATTTAAAAACACTGATAAGACAAAATAATTATTAAAATTTATTTCGCAATGGATATTATGACAAAAAAAATAACTCGTAAAAATTACAAAACCCGTGGCGGTAAAAACAAAACGCATAAAAGTATTAAATATATAAAACGTATCAATGATGCAAACAATATTTTTTTTAAAGAGTTGATAGCATATATATCTTATTTTATTGAAATGTTTGGTGTTGAAATGGACGAAAAATTAAATAAAAAAGTAGAAAGTGCTTTAAAGAGTGCTATTGCTGAATATAAAAAAAATAATAATAGCTCTATGGTGGATTCCTTTAATATTGATAATGAAGATGAAAATGCAAGACTTATAATTATTGATATGGCTTTAAAAAAAATTGAGGAAGAAAATAGTAATGCGAAAGGAATTGATGATAGTTTTTTAGTTATGGAATAATAATTAATCTGAAGAAAATCACGAGGGCAATGAACCACGTGATTTGGTTCTAAAGAAATTAGATAAACAAAATGACCGCATTAGACGTATTGAGAAAGGTATATTAAAATATTTTATTCATATTTAGTATGAATACAATGACTCGAAAAAATACCTAAAAAGGGTGGTAATATAAAGGATGATTTTAAAAGGCATTATACAAAAGTTAATGTAAAATATAAAGTGAGTAATAGACGAGCGAGTGACAAAAAAACGGAATACAAATCTATACTGTATTCTATATATTTATTACTTGAACTAATTGGGATAGATGTTGAACCATCCCTTACAAGAAAAGTAGAAGATATTATTAGTGAATATGAAAATATTAATTATGAAGATATTGTCAACCGTGTTTTAAGTGTCAGATATGCACCTTTACATCCCTCCATATCGAACCTCCACGAGTTTGGTAACATAAAAAAGGGTCAAGTGAAATGAGAAACTCAATTAAAGATTCAACACCATAATCTCATCATCAATGCTTGGTAATTCACCCAAACTCACTTCTTCTAAACCAGATGGTTTCATATCAAACTCTAATTTAGGAAATTCCATTTGTGGAATTTCCATCTTCGGAATATCTACTTTTGGAGCAGTTAATTCTACTGTTGGTTCTAATTTCAACTCACCAAAACTAATATTTTTCACTCCATTTAATTTTTCTATCATCTTCACCTCGTTTTCTGGAGATTCGTCAATCTTGGAAATCTTAATGTCTTCTAAATCATCGCGACTGAGTCATTGTTTTTGTTTCTTCTCTTCTAGGACTATTTTTGACGAGCAAATTTGGAACTACAGAAGTAAAGAGTTTCGTAAAATCTGCGCAAGTTTTTACTGATAATGCTTGGTTTTAATTTGAAACAAACTACAAATTTTATTTTGAACTTTTATTATAAAAACAAAAATAAATGAAGTTACGAAAAAGAAAAATTTATTCTCGCAAAAATATGAAAGGCGGATATTTTCAAAGAATATATGAAATATTACAGTATATAATAGAGTATTTAATAAATTCAATTAAACGTAAAAATGGAGAAGAACTAACTTCTGTGGAAGTAGAAGAAATTGAAAAGGTTGTGGTTGAACTTATGAAACCAGACGAGGGAAAAGAAAGCGTGGATACAAAGAATTATGAGTTGGACCCAATCGAGGGAAAAGCAAGTGTAGGTTCAAGGGATCACGATGGAAAAGAAAGCGTGGGTTCAAAAGATCACGAGTTGAACCCAGTCGAGGGAAAAAAAAGTGTGGGTACAAGGGATTATGAGTTGGCATGGACCAAAGAACACAGTAATGCCATACATAATATTCGAAACAATTATTCTAAAAAAAAATTAACTGAAAATAGATCTCCGTCAAAGAATTTGATGGAAGCAGTATCAAATGAAACAAGAAGATCTAAAGAGTTGGAATGGACCGATGAACACAGAAATAAAATATATATTTTTCGAAACAATCTTCTAAAAAAACTATTAGCTGATAATGAATCTACTACGCCAAAGAATTTGTTGGAAGCAGTATCAAATGAAACAAGAAGAAGAAGTAAAGAGAGGAAAGCTGCGGAAGAAGAAAAAGAAGAAAAAGAAAAACAAATGTTGCATCAGAAATCGAAAGAAATACTTAAAAAAAGGGAGGAGTTAAAAAAAAGAGAAACTTCAAAGAGGTTAAAAAAAACTCTAATTTATATTCCAGAGCAAATTATCGATCGCCTTTTAACAGAAAAGAGACAAAATGAATCTTTCAGAAAGACACGTAAGAATTCAAGACAATAATATTTCAAGACAATAATATTTCAAATAATAATATTAAAATAATATTATATTTATATGAAACAGATAACTCGTAAAAAAAGTCGCGGTAAACGTAGAAATACGTTGAAAGGGGGATTATTGCCATCTAACATTTTGGCAACAAATGAATACATTAAGTTAACTATCAAAAAAATTAGAGATAGGTTGGCTTCTTTTTCTAAGAGTATTCGTGATGCTGCAGTTGATCTATTTACCAGTATTATAGATATTTTACCAAAAACTAGTTCCAATGTCAATAGCGCTGCAATAATTGCTTTAAAAAATTATGACCCAGAATGGTCTATAGGTTCAACACCATAATCTCATCATCAATGCTTGGTAATTCACCCAAACTCACTTCTTCTAAACCAGATGGTTTCATATCAAACTCTAATTTAGGAAATTCCATTTGTGGAATTTCCATCTTCGGAATATCTACTTTTGGAGCAGTTAATTCTACTGTTGGTTCTAATTTCAACTCACCAAAACTAATATTTTTCACTCCATTTAATTTTTCTATCATCTTCACCTCGTTTTCTGGAGATTCGTCAATCTTGGAAATCTTAATGTCTTCCAGATCATCGCGACGCCTCTTGGTTTGCTTTTTCACTTGCTTTACCTCCTTTTCGACAATTTGTTCTTCCACATATTCCTCAATGGTCTCATCCAAATAAGCTTTCAGTATAGTGTCAATTGGAATACTTTCTCTAATTGTCACCAAAATGCATTCTTGAATAATCAATTCTAGTTCACGGTTATTTTTCTGTACTTGCAGTGTTGGTATATTCACTTCAAAAAGATAAACATTTGAGTAAATCTTGCGACAAGTGTTTATGTACACCTTGTGTATAAAATCGTCCAGTTTAGGAATATTAATATTTATTTTCTTTTGTTTTTGTCCAACTCTTATGGCTGTTAATAATTTAAGCTGGATAACATGTACACAAGTAATGAGATCTTCGATATAATGGCAATTACTTTTTTCTATGATGCGTCGCCGTTCTTCTTCAATAATAGAAGCGTTCCATTTGGGTACTCTTGATAAAAAATTTTGAAAGGTCATGAGATATTTTTCTTCTTCTCCCGTAGTTGCACAAAGATTTTTCGATTCTTCAAAGATAGATTTTACACCTTCAATAATACATGGCGACAATATACCTATTAGCCTTATACACCACTCATTTTTTGATTCTTGTAAACTAGCCGTATTAAAATCGTCCATTAAATAGAGGATACATTTTTAAGTCAATTTTTGAACTTAAAAGTTGCAGTAAAAATAACATTAAAAATTTTTCGCTCCGTATGTCTCTTTTAATCTTGTGAAAAGTCATTAAAATAGTGTCTTTATCGTCTATTTTTTTTTTTTCAATATAGTTCAAGATATCTAAACAAGAAAATCCCTTATCATATAATTTTTCGGAAAATTCAACAAGATTTTTATCCATTTTTTGTAATTCTCGTTTCAACGTCTCTTTATGGGTATTCTTATATTTGTCAAATGAAAATGTTTTTGCATGTTGATATAAATTTCCATGTGGGTCATCCACGTAAATTTCACAAAAACGAGAAAGAATTGGTTTTAAAATTTTGGTTTTATCTTCTACTACTATGAAAAATCGCGTATTTCCACTAAAAAGTTCGATGCACCGCCGAAAAGCGCTTTGCGCGTCCACCGATAATTTATCGGCATTTAACAAGACAACAATCTTGTAAATTTTGCCTTGAAATGTATTTACGTTTGTTTTGGCAAAAAATTTTAATTCTTCGCGTACAAATTTGATCCCTTTTCCATGAGAACAATTCACATACATTACATAATTTTTAATCTGTTCTTTATTTGAATCAAACAAAAGATGTATAAATTTGTTGAGAATTGTTTTTTTTCCGGAACCGTATGGTCCATGGAAAATAATGTTTGGTATTTTATTATTTGCATGAAATATTTTTAATTTTTCAATAATTTTTTCATGCAAATTTTCCATGAAATTAATAACATAAATATTTTAAGTTAAAATTAATAAGTAAACAAATAAAATGGACATCATCAAAAAGTTACCAGAAGATCTACGTAAATACATTTTGGCTTTTACGTACGAACCGCAACCATACAGTTTATTAAGTGACATTCAACATTATACGAGAACGCGCCCAATAATCCAAGAATGGTATACAAATAGGTTTGCATGGGAATACCCAAATGCTGAAAATGATTGGTTAAATAACGATTTGATAGGATTTTGTAACGATCATTATGCAACAATGTATGGATATCGTGATAATTTCATTTCAATCTTTGCACGATTGTTCTATTTAAAAAATAAATCTCGACAACAAATTATAACTCTTTGTAGAAAAGTTTTCAGAAGAGATGAAGGAAATAATATTACATGGGGTTTACTAACAATAGAAGAACGTGAAAATTTTATCTCTCATTGGGAAATATAATATTTGAAATATATATGGACTTTTATAGAAACAAGGTTTCAAAACTAACCGATGATGATAATTTTTTGCCCATAATTAATGGATGTATTAATGCGACGCTTCTCGTCATTTTTTTATGTGTATATAATTTTGTTTCTAAAAACTTGAAAAATTGGTACAAGTTGTTTCAATTCACTGCATTTATATTTGATGTTTCTACCCTATTACTTATTTTAATTTTTGCAAAATATTTGTATCATTTAATATTTTCCAAATTTAATCTTTTGTTGTTTGTTTTGACTGCCATTATTGTTCAAACGGTATACAGTTTTTTCTATTATATTTTAATAAACAATTATTGGTTAAAAAATGAGATTTTTCTCTTTCATAAAAACTACATTAATGATGTTGGGATTTTTCATTATTTTATGTTCAATATTTTCATCATTACAGTGGCAACATTGTTGAGTGTTTACTATTGTTTGATAAATAGTAATCTAAACATTGTAAACATCATTAGTTCCATGTATTTTTATGCTTTTATGGTAAACGAAATATAAATTTATTCATACACTATATGGAACTGAATGAAAAAGTTTTGCGATATTTTGAAGTAGAACGCAAAAAAAGAATGCCTACATGTACTGTTTTTATTGATGCGCATGGAAGTGAAAAATTAACTAAAAATTGTCAATATGATACATCGGTTGTTTATTCATTAGCGGGTATTTTAGGTGCTGGTGCATATGCTTATGGGGAGAACGGTCGTTCAAACTCCATGCAATTTATGGATATTATGCGCGAGCATCCTTTAGCTACGACAGAGACAATAAAAGAAAAGGCTTCCGTCATGGCAAATGCACTAAAACCAATAGTTATGAGTAAATTTGAGAGATCAAGCGACGACGATAAAATAGATAGATGGGCTCAAAAGCACAAAGATTACGTATTGACTCCTATGAGACAAATGATGGAAAAGAAATATTATTTTAGTTACGAAAAAGGGGACGATCCGACCTTTTTTAATTTTGGTATTTATATTACAGATATAAGTTATTCTAGTACACCAGATGAAAAATTGGAAGAATTGCGAGGTGCAAATATCGTTTCTCCCGCTTTTTTACACAGTAATTTTCCACTCGCAGTAGAGTATTTGCAAGAATTAGCAAACAATAAAGAAAATAAAAAATTAAGAGGGGAATTAACAGATAAAACATGTTTAGTCGTAATCACATTTGAAGAAATAATCACATTATTATATAAGTTAGGATTCGAATATAGTTATATCTTTGACAATTCTTGTCGCACAAACCCATTAGTAACAAAAGAACTGTCGCCTACTCTCGAAACGCAACAACTATTTGAAAAAATAGCGAAAAAGGAACGAAAAATATCACTGGAAAAAATCAACCAAAAAATGAAAAGCGCCGAACCAATAACGCGCAAAAAAAGACAAGGAAATTCACTTCCCTCGCCTAAAAAATTGAAAACAATGAAAGAGACTCTCTTGAATGAACAAAAACAAAAGTTTTATGAAAACATCATTCAACACGTCGAAGACGCAAAAGATGTTTTTATAGATAATCCACGCATGGACTACACGATAGATAAAAATAAGATAGTTATTACTATTTCGTTGGAAGAGTATACATGGTTCACCATAAACATTCAGATAAATTTTTTAAAAATTGAATCGATAAAAATTCGTGATGTTGAATTTACAGATTATAAAAAGGATATTATGGGTATTGAAGATTTTGAACGAATCAATGATGAATATAGAGAATTTATATCCATTATTAAATCGATGAATGGTAAGACGTTAAGAACATTGTAATCATTGGGAAAATTGGCGCAATTGCCTTGACACATTCCAGCGCTACTTCTCTGTGTTCTTTTTGTGTTTCTTTGCTCGTTCGAAGTTGGATATAATGAATCCATGATCGCAGAGTACCATTCATATACATTTTACTAGGGGTCATGCCTTCTGGCAAAACAGCGCGCGCTTGTTCTTTTGCAATTCCCTTCTCAATTGCCCACTGATATGTTTCACTTACCAATTTAGAAACTTCGCTCTGTTTTCTCTTCCAATCATCATCCAATTCTTTATCATCATTCTCAATACTGTTTTGCCGATTTTTTTTATCTTGCATTCGAGCCTCTTTAAATTCAAAATCTAGATTTGCGACAGCATACCTTTGTGAAAATTCTTGAAATGAAAAAGATCTATGTCGTAATATTTGGCGCGCTATATCGCGCGTGGTCTCAATCTCTAGGCATATAGAAACCATTTCAAAAGGCGACCAATGTTGATTTTCAATTAAATACTGTAACAAACGTTCATTTGTTTCGGTATTATTCTGATTTGTTGGATTTGATACTCGCGCACAATAACAAACAATCTCTTCGAGTGTTTTGTCTGATTGCGAATAACTAATGAGTTTTGCCATTAGTTATCATCGCGACATTTTTTTAAATGTTTTTCGTTTTTTATATTTGTGTTTCCGAGATTTCCGAGATTTCCGAGATTTTGAAAATTTCAAATATTTTGCTTTTTTTCGAGAGTTACCACCAGCTGAAGCAATCTTTTGATCTACAATTTGTTCATTTAATTCATTTAATTCATGAGGTTTATTTAGAGTATTAATTTGTTCGGCATTTTGTTCGGCATTTTCTTGTTTGATATTTTCTTGTTCGGCATTTTCATTCTTTTTTTTCAAAATATTTCCTAGTTGATCTTTAACAACTTGAAGTTCTTTTAGAATTAATTCTTTATCGGTCATTTCTTTATCTTCTTTCTTTATATCGGTCATTTCTTTATCTTCTTTCTTTATATCGGTCATTTCTT